TCGTAATACGCAACCGAGTACGCAACGCCACCATTCGCGTACGCGTAGCTGTAACCACGGAAGACCACACGGGACGCTGCTCCACTGAATTCAAATCGGTCACAATAGAATGTGGAAGAACTACCGCTTGCACCACCAGCAGGGATTATATCCATATACTTGCCGTGAACGACAGCGGTAATCCAAAGACCAGTCGTAGCACCCTGTACCTTACGTGTAGTGCCGTCGGGCATCTCTATATACCATACGCCTTGCTCCCCACTGCCGTTGGGAACTCCGACCTTATCCATCATATCCCATTTATGACCATAAATATCCTCATAGCCGAGGCAGTTGGTGTTGTTCAAACGAACGAATGAGCCTAAGCCGTCGTTCGTCTTGACCTCATAGAATGCCAATGAATTATTGCCGTCCACTCCACCAACGGTGTTGCCATCGGTATTGACAGTGTCCTGCATACCGATTTCAGCCGTTCCACCAGTCTTTCTTGTTTCGGAATGCTGACCAGCTCCGCACTGAGACTGCGAGTCTCTACGGCCATAGCCGGTAAAGAAGAGATTGGCTATGTCCCTGTGCATCTCATAATCAATCTGCTGCATACCGCGCTGCTCGCTGTAGAAATGGAAGTCCGTCCAAGAGAGGTTGCCTGTGGTAGAGCCGCCCGAGACGCAGCTTCTGAGCTTGCTGCCGATGACGGTACTTCCGAATACGGCGGTTAGACACTCTTGATGCTCCACCCAGTCAGGCTCCATGTCGAGGATATTATCGCTGTTACTCAAGACTACGCAGTCGAACGGTGCGGTCTGCTTGATCGTGAAGTAGAGATTGACTGCATCTGAAGGAATGTCGTCGATAAGGTACATACCTGGATTGAACTTATTGGTCAATGTAGGTACGACGATGCTCTTGAGTACCTTGCCGTCAGCGTTTGTAAACACAGACCCCACTAACGATGCTCCAGGAACGGTCGGGAATCTGACTTTCTTATAGCCGGACACCTGGACACGGCAAGTGGAATAGTTGCCGTCAGTGGCATAGGCTTCGGTAATACTTGGTTTACCCGACATAACCTTATAACCCTTGCGTAAGTCTCCACCGCCCTGAATATCGTCAAACGTGAGGACGGTTGCCTTTGGGCGTGGGGGCATCTGCTCGTTGGAGCTATAGCATGACCAGTGCTTGTTGTTCAAGAAGTCATTGACACCCTTGAACCAGTAATGTGGCTCATACATCATCACATCTCCTTCTGTAGAGTCGAGCTTGGCAGCACTGCAACCACTCACATTCTCTGCATCGGCATAGAAGTTAGAGTTGCTGTCGTGCAAGGGGAAATAGGTCATTACCTTTCCCTTCTCCGTCATCTTGGCAAGAACCCTATGACGCATCTTGGCGATGCGAAGTCTGTGTCCGCTCATAGCAAAGGCATTGCCGAATTTGTACCCTGTCTTGTTGTCAAGATTGCTAACGTTCCTGTCATCTGAAACAGAATCATCAAACTCGAAGGTGGTGTAATCTGGTTGATGGATATTCAGGTTCGGATAGATGGCCTTGTACTGCTCGTACTGCTCATCAGCGATATAGGCCGTCAGGTAGATATCCCCGATAAGCTGGCAGGTACTGACGGCGTTACCCTCGGCATCGACACCCTTGAAATGCTTATACTTCTCAAGGAATGAGCCGTCGTCAGTGATATTGACTCCTTCTATTCTCAATCGGGTAACGTTCGGGCAACGGCTGAGCAACTCCTGCCAGTCAAGTTTGGGGCAGCTGGCGAAAATCATCGTAGTGACATTGTCGTACCCTTGAATGTTCAGGTGTTCCATATCGAGCAGGGGCAGGTAGCGCAGCTTCAGGGTCGTGAGGGTCTCGGGAAGAACCAAGTCCTCCACAGGTGCGCCGTCGGCAAGCACTATACCCTGAACCCTTGTTCCGCCGAGACGAAGAATGCGGATACGCGTCTGGCCGCTGACATCGAACTCCGTGCTGGAACTTGTGCCCGTCTTCACGCCCTGCTGGTTGGTACAGTCGATGACCTCTATCTTCTGACAGCTCTCGAAGTTGAACCACCATGACTGCGAGCATGGCCTGTCGCTGTGTGCGTCAATCTCCTTGAGGACGAGAGCCTTGTTCAAGTTCACGCCGTTTTGTACGGAGGCGGCCACCCCCGACAGGTCGAGCTTCTCCATTCGGCTTGCCCCGTATAGGTCCACTGGGTCATTGACGGTAATCTGACCAGTAAACTCAAGGGATACGGTCTCTCCCGTATCGGCTTTCTTTGTGTCGGTATGGCTACCGTTCTTTGTGTTCCAGTCAAAATAGTAGATGCTGTTGGCCGTGATCCTGATGTGTCCCGTAGGGTCGCTTGCGAGACGGCTGATATACATCTCCACGTTATCGTCCTTGTAACTGTCGCAGCCATAGTAGGCATCAAGGAGAGAAAAACGCTTCTTGATGATATTGACACGGTGGGCATAGTTCGTGCCGTCCAGCGCATAGATGTACGGATAGGTAACGCCCTCGGTCAGCGTGCCGTCCTTTATTACCTTTACACCCTTGGTGGCAGGGATGATGTACTTGAACTCTCCGCTCTTGTTGTACGCACGAGCGCACCAGTTGCCCATCTGCTTGACATTCCACATATCAAACTCCCTCTCGTTGGTAAGGAAACCGCGCATCTTCTTGGCCATGGCACGAAGCTCGTCGCTGAAGTTGGCAAGAAGCAGGCACCAAAGCCATGAGTTATGTCCCTCGAAGGCGTATTTGCTCTTGTCGGCATCCCACGTGTCACGGCTAAGCGTATAGAGGTACTTGAGGAATGAGTCGTTACGCTTGCCGAAGGCACAGTCGCCGTCATAATACTTCATATACCAGTGTATCAAGTCCCACGAGCGCATGATGATGTTTTTCACGCGCTGGTCTACGCTCATATGGTAATCAGTCCACAAATAGTAGCCAAGCAGATGCTCTACGGGGAAGTACTGGTATAATTCGGCCTTGAACTTATCACTCTTAAAAAGAGAGATGTTCTTGTAGTCTGTCCTGGAGAGGTCGAGCCCGTTCTTCTTCACACACTCCTGCACGCAGTCGTATATCCAGCCGAAGAGTCGTAGCAGGGCTTTCTGTGTGCCTGGTACCTTGTTGTCGATGGTACTCCAGTTGAAATCCTCGGGGAAGTTAAACTCCAAGGCATCGTCGAACTCCGTCTGCATCTGCCTGAGCAACTCACTGCTGTCGGCAGAACCTGCGGACTGGAATTGTCCGGGGCGACTACCATTGTTAAGGAACTCCAGTGCCACGGACTTACTGGTGTCAAATCCCGACACGTTGGAATGGCCGAACAAATCGCCACTCTTGGATTTATCGTTGTTGAAGTTGTATTGCCCGTAGTATTCGATGCTGCCGTCTTCGGACTCGGAGCTGAACACGTCCACGGGGAAGCCGTCAATAGCCTGACGGACACGTTTGTCGTGTTCCTGCGGAGGAGTGAGCAACCCGAGTGAGCGCATCATCTCATCGAACAGACGCGCTCCTCCCGTGTTCATCGTCATAGATGAGTCGGAATAGTCCGCCTTCAAGCATATCAAGGAAGATAATATGCCTTCAGGGACTATCGGCCAGCCCTTGAAGTCCTCTACGAGATACCAGGCTCCCTCTTTGGTTCTGCGAGAGATTTTGACAGTACCAGGCTTAAGTAGATAGATGCGGTAGTTCTTTCGTGGGTATTTTGTGGACGAAGTACCCTGAATGCGGACATAGCAGCCTTCCACCTTCAAGTCCCATTCCCTACCGAAAGGACTGTAGTAGATGAAGTCGGTTAGAAAGTCTTTCTTCTTGTTATTGGTACTGTTTACCTCATCAAGTCCGCCTTTCCTGATAAACCGCACTACTCCCTTGCCCTTGGCGAGTATTTTATTGATGTCATACTTGCCGTTATCGTCGAGAACATCGTTTTTATCAAACTCCTTCAGCATCTCCTCGCTGGTCTTACGGTCCACGATATAGTTGTCTACCTCCTCGTCATCGCTGATGGCACGGTTGTAGACCCTTATGCTGCGAAGCTCGATGTCGGCATTGGCAGAGTCGAACGTTATGCCCTGTGGTACTGCCTGCACGAAATTATCGTCTGTATTGTAGATGTCGGCTTTTTCCCTGGTGCCGTTCATATACAGCTCCATCAAGCGATATTCGGAGCGTTTGCCAATCATCAGGGCCAGTTTAATATCCAAATCCTCTGCAAGATACTTCTCTACACCTACGATACGGTTCTGCTCGTTACCATCCTCGTCATGGTAGGAGACGGAAGAACCTGTCAGCATACTGACCTTCTCGCCAGTTACACGGAAGCCCTTGCCTTTGTGAATACAGCTGATGACATCAGCGTCGGCCTTGGCTACATTGCTGATCTTAAACTCCATCTCAATGGTCTTACCCACGGATGCAGGGTCTTGTGTCTCATCAAACGGCAAGTAGTTAATGATGGCTTTCGCACCGTTACGCAGCACAAGCGCATCACCGTTCCACCCACTGGATTTCCAGTCCATACCTTGGAAGCTGGTAGTGATGCCTTTGTTTTCCCAAACCGCAGGATTAGACTCGCCATTGCTGCGTCCTGCTGCCGATAACTCGAATACAAGCCCTGCGGTGGCCTTGCTGATGTCGATAGAACTCTTTTGTACATCAATGTTGAAGCGGTATTCCGTCGCACCACAGACAAATTTCTCCTCGATGGTATCCTTGCCCGTGTATCGGTTGGAATAGGTCTGAAGGGAACGCGCTGCTGCAAACGATTTCATCTGCACATCGTTCTGGTACTCTACGAGCGTGGCTGGCGTATGGCTTGGGTCGTAGGCTATATACTGGAACGAGGACTGTTCGTATTGCTTGGCGACGATAGTAGGTGTACGCCAGTCTGCGTGGAATACCCTGCCTTCCTCCGAAGTGAAGTAGATACCGATAAAGGGAGCTGCATCGCCAGCCTTCAATATGTCAATGTAGGAACTCTTGCTGAGAATATTTCCATTCTCGGCGACCAGCTGTACGGTATGCCGACCCGGACTGAGGTTCTTTGCCTGAATAGCGAAAGAGCCATTGGTTGTTCCTGACTTCGTTACGGTCTGTGTCGTAGGTGTCTCTCCGCCATCGATGTACATATTGACGACCTTCTCTCCACTACCTTTGACGGCATAGGCAATATCTATGATGCTTCCATCGGCATAACCACCCGAGGCAATCGCGCCGACGATACTGCTGACATTGGTGAGGACGAGGTCAAGCGACACGACATTGACTGGTACATAGAATGACTTTTTCTGTGCAGAGCCGTCGGCGTTGGCAGTGGCGGAGATATATGCCCCCACAGTTCCTGCCTCCTTCAGCCACGCATCGAGGACTACCGTATGAGCAACTGCACTTGGATTGACTCCTGTAAGTGTCTCCTCGTGAAGCGTAACAGAGCCACGCTTGATGGTAAGGGTAACATCACCGACAACTCCGTCTTCCGCACCGTCGGCATTGACATGGTTATACACCCAGCTTAATGTAGAGTGGCCACCCTCTTTGATCTTCGAATTGTCCACATTGGCCGTCAAGACAATCTTGGAGGTCGTGGAAGTTCCGCCACCACCGCCCTGTACCTTGAACTGTGCCACTTGATGCCCCGACTCTGTGGTGAGGGTTACTGTGCTGCCTTCATCGTCTGTATCCACATCGGCATTGAACGTAGGATTCTTTATACCCTCAATGGCTTCGGCTATGACCTTGTTTTGGACAGGGTTGGTGGATTCCTTGTTCAGAGACGAATCAACCTCTATGGTGTCTATATTGATGCTTACCGCTCCGTCTTCGCTTGGCGTGAGCTTCTGGCCGTTGAGCAGTACCGATTTGATTTTACCACCGCTGCCAAAATCGCCCCAAGAGGCTGCCGACTCCCAGCTATCGATGGAAGTGGCGAGGAATTGCTTTGTTTCCGCTCCCTTCTCCGTAGGAAAGGTAATGCAGCGAAGCAACCCTCTGTACTCGGAAGGCACTGCCTTGATAGCTGTTTCAAGAGTATAGTACTGTCCCTGTGGCAATGGTGCTATCATCGCCATATTGATAGTGTTGCCAGTATTGTTGCCGCCGAACTCAACGAGTCCGTCTGACTGCGAGAAAGTGTAGAACTTATCCTTACCCTTGACTTTGCAAACGAATATCTTATCGGTAAGCACGGAACTTGCATCTGTCTGATACATGGAATGAGCCTCGAACTTGCCCTCAGAGACCTGCCAAGTTCTGTAATACTTGAAGTTGTCCCCTGAGTTCTTTTTCAAAAGAAAGCACTTCGCAACTGTGTTGAAAAAGACCCCTACGGCATCGGTAGGATTAGCTGATGCTTGCTCCACGGTGCGTCTCTCGGTGTCAAATCCTGCAAAACGGACGGTGGCACCCCGTAAGGCAGCGAGGGAAGTGGACTGAAAGTTCTCTGTTACCTGCTGTGCATCCTGAACGGCTGTTTCTGCCTGTGTCTTCAGCTGGGTAAGGCTGTCTTTCATATCTGCTACAGCCTTTGCATCCGTCTTGATGGTCTCCAGTTCCTTCATAGCCTTTTCCACTTCCTTGGCTGCGTCGGTGGCTTCCTTACCCAATAATTTCAATGGGACTTTTACCATTTCATTGCCACGAGCAGCTGGGAGGGAGTCGATGTTGTCGAGACTCTGCACTTCTTCCAACTCCTGCTCTGATGTAGAGCTGGCTTTCAACTCATTGATGACATCTTTCTTAATGTCGTTCTTGAGTTCCATTTTCTCCGAATCGGTCAATGTTGCCATAATTATTCGTCTTTAGTGTCCAACTGTGCGTTCAGACCATCGATGTAAGGACCGATGGCGAACTGCTCGAATATCACTCTGACGGCTTTCAAGTCCTCTTCGGAGAGTTCCGTCAAGCCCTCGCTTTCATAGATCTTGTGGGCAAGCGTGTGCGCACGGATACCGCTCATCTTGGTATAGATGAAGTCAGCAATTTCCTCACGCACATCCCTTGTTTCCCATTTCTTGGCTGCTATGCCAAGGGGAATTTTGAATTCTTTGAAGTTGATTTTGTTCATATCTATATCTATTTGATTACCAATCCCGTGGATTCTTCCACTGCACCCACGCACCGTAATAGTCTTTATAACTGCCGTCGCTCTCCTTACGCTTGACATGAAGTCCAGCAAAGAACACGAAGCACATCGCATCGCCTTCTGATTGAAGGGTTACCTGGTCAAATACTTCTGCATCATTATCGATGATCATATATGTACTGCGCTTCTCCTCACTGAATTCTATATTGTAAAATCCCGTTGAAGAAGTTATCGGACGATAGAAAACTCCGGGCTTGATATTAACGGCACTACCGTTATTAGAGCCACGCTTTATCCAAACCATGTGTCCGTCATCGCAGCCGTGGACTTCGGGGAGGATGATATTTCTGTCTCTGGTTACAGTAGCATACTCTATTTCTCTTCCTGCGTCATCGGTGGCTTTTTCACGCCAATAGAACTGGGTGGTGGCCAATACCGCTCCAACACCGTGCTTCAATGTTACTGATACGGGGGCTGTGGGACGGTCTTTCTGTGTGATGGACTCGAAGCCGTAGATTTCGGTCTTAATGGCCATACCTTGTATATGCCCTCCCTCCATATCTATGGCTATGTTATCGAACGGGCTTCCTGACACATTGATTACAAGACCATATTTCGATAGAAAATCCTTATTCTCGTCAATAAGTCGGCATAGTACTGGCGTTCCGAAGTTATTCCACGTGCCGAGGATTGCCTGACGTTCTTTCCCGTTGAAGCCTATCATATCGTCGTAGAGGAAGAGACCGTTGTTGTCTTCCTTGAAGGTATACTTCCCCTCATTGTCTATAACCAAGCTATCTACGCCGATATGGTTCTGTGAGATGGAGAACCTGCCGATATGCCCCTTGGTGGCCTCTATCTCGCCCTTGAACTTACCGTTGAGGGCCTCTATGCTTCCATCCTCGAGTATCTTGAAGTTGCCGTTGGCTGTAACAAGACCTTCAAGTTTGATATTGTCGGCAGTCAGCTTGATAACCGTCTTGGTGTTACCGTCGGTATCTATCTCCTGAACGCTCACTCCTATAAAGCCGACTTTACCGTCTGCATCCTTAGCAAAGATACCTGACCCTTCAGGTTCTATGACCAGTCCACTCTCTCGTAGTGCTTTCAGTGCGGTTGGGTCTTTCCCATAGATGCCAGCCGTGAGTTGTATCAAGCGATCGGTCTGCTCAAAGAGAGTGCGATACTTGTACTCTAAGTCATCTATCTCACGTTGTGTAAGGATGAGCATATAGACATAAATCTCGCCTGTGAAACTGAGCTTGAAATCGCCTGTACCATTCCATTGACCGACTGCCTTGTATTGTTCGTAGCCCTCAGTAACGGACAGGTCCTCGCTGACTGTGAGCTGCTCGTAATTATCTTGTGTTGTGGTGACATCCGTATCAACGAATCCAGCCGTAAGTTTACCAGGCTTTACCACACGATAATAAAACGTGAGGTAGATAGGTTGCGGTATCGTCTTGCCGTCTTTGTCTTTCTCGAACTTAGGGTGTGCGGTGAAGTCGGCGTTCTTCTGAACGATATACTTGTTTCTGATCTTCATAACCGTGCGCCCCCTATCGGCACCTACTACGGCAGAGTCGCCCTTCCACGAATAGACATTATTGTTTGCCCATATCCATTTTCCACCGATAGTGAAGAATGTGGTATTATTCTCGGTCTTCCACTTGTTCAGTCCGTCAAGGAAGAGGGAGTTTGAAAGAAAACCCTTACCGACAATGAAGTCGGAACGCATAGAGTCGATTTCGCTCCGAACCTTACCTTCGACAATAGATACCCACGTATTGATATTGATGCCTGTGCGGAGGATAAAGTCTCCTCGAAGGTAGGCATTGTTTGAATAGAGTCCGTAACCGCGAGGCTGGTTGTCTTCAGGGAACGCATCATCACGGATGCCGTCCAAAGAACCAAGCCTGGTACGCAGACCGTCGTTCAGACTACGCTCGTGAATGCCATTGAGGATATCAATGCGTGGCTGACCGTCGTCTGTGGCAGAAATGAGAATAAGCCCCTGCCGTCCTTCCTTATCGGAGCCGAACAGTACGCACTCATCGCCAGCAGCAGCTGTACCTGAGAACCAACCGATATCGTTTTTGCTGATGACGGCAAAAACCTGTCCGTCGTCCATGGTGCGAACTTCCTTGACTTGAACCCAGTAATGCTTGAGCTTGTCGCCATTGAATGTCTGACATCGGATGAAATCGCCAGTCTCGAACTCGCAGCCGACCTCAAACGATAAAAGTATGTCATCGCCACTTTCCGATACGGAATAAACCTTACCGTTGGCAGCCGACACGACCATCTGTCCCCCGACGCTGCGTACATGGTCGATGAGCAACTCGAAGATGCGCATTGTCTGACGAACCGTGAGATTATCCAGCTCAAGGTTGGCCAGCTCATTCTGTAACCACAACCGCCAACCAGCACCGTCCATGCCGTGAACGAAGTCCTTGCCACCAAGACTGCCTTCTACGGTGAGGTCTCCGCCTATGCCAAGACTGTGCTGGGTTGTGTCGTTGCGGTCTTTTCTGAGTATCTTATCCCAGTCGCTGCTTTTGGGGTCGAGATTGGCGGCGAGGGTGGCAAAATCAGCCTCCCCAGCAGCAATCTTCTGAGCATTGACGAGTAGGTATTTTCCGAAAATCGTGAGAGAGTCGAGCAAGGACATATTGCTATGCGAATGCCCGAAAGAGCCGTCGCCCTTATAGGCTGCGGTGATTTCGTGCGCGAGGAAGTCGAGGAAGGCTGCTGCCGTGGTAACGCTCCATTTATCCGAGTATGGATTCTGGACTGGGAAGAGAGCCCCACCACTTAGCGAGAGCCTATCGAACTCAACTAAGCGTGGGGCGACCGTAAAAGAGCCGACATCGGGAACTTTGATGCTAAGTATCTCTGCCGGCTGGTCGGTACGGGATATATTGAGGTATGGGCGTGCATCGGCATACTTATAGGTAAACGTGTAGCTTGAAGGCAGTTCTTTCGTCTGCCAGCTGGCATCGCTCTCCGTAACGACGATGCGACGGATATAGGAGTCGATATATAGATACTTGCCCAAAGAGGGGAAGAAATCGAGCAGCCAACGGCGTTCCCCGTCAGAGAGGAAGCCTGTGTTCTTCTTGTACTCACGAGTGGTATCGACGCGATACTCCTCGGCTTCGTTCTCTATCTCTGCGATGTTATGGGTATGCTTGGCGGTATTCTCCGAGTCACCATAGGCACGGAAGGTGTCGATTCCTCCTAACGAGTTCTCGAATAGCACCCACTGTTCCTGCTCACTCCTGATGTCGGTGGCGTAATATCGCTGGAGATAAGTGAGGCGTGTGCCGGTCTTTGTCTCGACCCATACATCGTAGTAGGACGGTAATTTATTCAGCTTGCCCGAAATGATGGCATACTGCACAGGAATGGTCCATACGCTGCCATTCGCAAGGTTGGCCAGCGTGAGGTCATAGGACGCATACTCGCCGTTTTTATCCACGTATGCACGGCATCGCACAACGGAATCGACAACGGCATAGTAGGTCAGGAACTCGGGGGTATAGTAGGTAACGGGCTTCACGGTGGGCTGCCACGTGAGGAAGTTTGCCTTCAGCCAGTTGGCAGCCGAGTCGGAGAAATGGTCGATGCCGGCACGCAGCACGGAGAATGTCCAGGTTTCAGTGTTGGAAGTGCCTACCTCTGTGATCTGGGTAGTGAACTGGCGGACGATGGAAGTTTGCCTGTAGACATCGGAGATGTCCTGGAGACGGAAGGAAAGCAAGGGCGTAACGATACTCTCCAAGTCTACCTCGATGCAGTTAGACTTGTTGGGCGTGTAAGTATGCTGGACGATGGTTGTTCCTGTGTCGGCATACTTCAGTACGAAGGTTATCTCGTTGTTGGTTGATATGACAAAGTGATTCATCGAGCCTGAAAGGCAGAGAGAATCAGGTTTTAACAATATATCCATTGGCGTTGTTATTTATGGCAAATTTACAAGAAAAAAGGTGTCCGATAAAGGACACCCTTCTTACTTGGGGACACACTCCAGCCAAACGTCGGTGCGTGTATATTTCCACTTGGAATGACGCCAAAAAGAGCCGTGCCTAAGCATCTGCGAAGTGAACGAGGACTGCTGCCCGTATGGCTTCCCAACATACTCGGCTGAAGGAACCGGTGGATAAATGGTGGTAAAGGTGCGGTCTTTGTCGAGTCCCGAATTGTGGTAATCGTCGCTGCTAACCTCCGTCTGCCGTTCATGGCCGACCCACTTGTACTTGGTATTCATTGCCGTGAGCTGCTCGTTGATGGCTGGGGCGGAGATGGAAGGCTCCATTAGCGAGATGGTGCGCAGCTCCGACTCCACAGGCTCATTCTTCCCTCCGAGCGTGAACTTGAGTTTGTTGAAGGAGAAAGCCACGCCACGGATGACCACCTTGGCATAGGACGGTAGGTTCTGCTTCTGCGACTGGGAAAGCAGTAACTTGACCTTCATCTCGTGGAGCGAGTTGCGCAGCAGCAGGTCGTAGTCGCGGTAGAACTTCTCGAAGATACCATCAGGGCCGTGGTAATAGAGGGCATAGTCGAAGATGCGAGGATGCGTGGTGTCGTAGATGTCGTAGGAGGATATAGTTCCTTCAGGGCGACCTCCCGAGAGATAGCTGAAGGCAAGCATCGCCTTTTGCTTACTTGCCGACTCGGAAGCCGACTCTTTGTTCTCCCCGGCGACAACCATCTTTGAATTGAGCGATATGTACGACCCGACATAAAGGAACGACCCAAAGTCGGTCTTGACCTCTGTCTCATCGACGGTTGCCTTATGCTTGAGCTGACGGAACTCAGGCATAACGTCAGGTACTTTTATCTCCTTGGATTCAAGATCCTCGCCCGTGTTGTAGTCCTGTGATGCCTCGCCAATCTTGGTGATGACACTGTAATCGCCCGAGAAACCGTCCTTATAGAAAGCACCGTCGAGCGGATTGAAATAGGCACTGGGGTTGGCCTTGACCATACTATCAAGGTCATCGTAAGAGTCGGAGAGGTCGGTGTCTACCTTATCCGCAGATGTAATGGTTACACGCTGGTAGTCTTTTTCTGCCTTGTAGGATATGGTCGGTTCTTCAGTTACGCAGCGTGTGAGGTCTTCGGTGGGACGGGCAGCAAGGGTGTCGCGCAGGAAGATGATGTCGGCAGTGCGCTGCCCCTCGTCGGAGATAAACTCACAACAGAATTTCTTGCGAAACACGGCGATGAAGTCGGCACAGGTAACATCGGGAACAAGGTCGGCGACCTTGATGCGCCCATTGACGAGTGCATCCATAACATTATTGACCACCACCATCTTTGAGAATGGCTCTGTGTGGGTGAAGAAGTTGTCTCGCAATTCATAACCGAAATGAGCGAAGATACGCTTCAGAAGATAGTTGGCACGAATGAAGGGCGAAATGTAGTAGCCTGGTGCAAGGGTGATGGGTACTTCGCCGACATACTCTGTGCGCTGGACGGCATTATAGAAGTCGCAGCCTTCGCCCGACTCGTCGGGGGAGAAAGCAGCCAGTGTGGTAACTGGCACAAGTTGGTAGCCTTGTTTCGTCCACATCCATACATCCTTAGACTTGATGGCCTTCTGCTTGCCGTAGGCATTGAGCATTTTGTAGTTGAACCCCGAGTCTACACCTGAATCGTCGGTGAGCAGCACGGGGAAGATGCCGTACTGCTCATTGGTGTTACTGCGCAAGCCACGGCAGAACTCTATGCCCTGTTCGGGCGTGAACACCCCAGGAATGTACTCGCCCTTGAAGATGTCCTTCAGCTTTACCTTCTGTATGCGAGAATAGAACGAGCCGTCGTTGATGTAGAACGAGGTGGAGATGCTTCCCTTGTGCTGTGCAGAGAGAACTACCTGACGGCACTGGGCGAAATACTCTCCGTCCTGAATGGCTACATCGACCGCCGACATCTTGACACGGCGACCGAAAGAATCGGGGAAGCCGAGCAGACGGCGGTTGCGTTCGGAGGTGGGCAGCTCAAGCGGTGTAGTCTGCTCGCCATAATCGTTGAAGAACGGATTGGTGCGTTCTACCTGTATCTGTGTGTCGGGCTTGAGGTTGTAGTCTTCGCCCTTTTCTAAATTTGTAACTCTCATTCTTTACTTCCGTATTTACGCGCTTTATCACGCAGTTGTTGTTTCTGTTCGAGTTCGTCCAAAGCCACACTGGCAGGAATGCCCTCCACTGATATGCGGTCGAGGACATCGGTAAGGCGTTTGATGAGCGAGTCCTTGAAAGAGTCCTGGGCTATGCCACGCACATCACTGGCTGTGGGGACAATGTGTCCCCCCGAAGCACGCCCCGAGGCTTGCTGTATGAGAAACTTGTTCATATCGAGGGTGCGAATCTTACCAGCACGCTGGGCGCGGTCGATGATATCGATGATGGGAGCGACGGTAGGGTTCTCGACTGCTGCATTGGAGGCAACCCACTCCTTGCTATGTCCGTATCCACCTTCTCCGACGATGACGGTTGGCTTATCGATAAATCCACGTTTGTCAGGTTCGTAGTCCGCACGGAACATCTTTCCATCCTGCTTGCGCTCTATATCGATACTACCACCCGATTCAAGTCCCGTTGCAACACGTGCGCCTGAAGCAGAGGCAGAACCACCTGCTCCGCTTAGAGTCATTCGCTTCACCTTATTGCGCTCAGCAAGTGCTGCTGCAAGCTGTGCTGCACCCGTGATACCCATCAAGGCAGCAGCAGGAATACCAGCTGGGAAACCCAATTCTGAGAAAGTCTTAGCGATGGCAGAAGCAGTGGATGCGATGATTTGTGCTGCTTGAATAGCGAAGTTAACATCCGCATATTTCTTCTGGATCTTCAGCTTTTCGTCAGCTTTCTTCTTTTCAAGCTCTGTGGTATCTTTTCCAGCTTTCTTTGCAGCTTCAATCTCCGCATCATACTTCGCATCAACATTCGCTTCCTCTGCTTGCTGTAGTGCCTGAACAGCTCCACTGGAGAGGTTTGAGTAGTAGTCGAACGCCTCCTTCATCTTGGCGATCTTCATTCTCTTCACTGCCTCTTCATATTCTTCTTCAGATATCTCTTTATTCTGAAGGTGCATTTTCAACTGTTCAAGTTCTGCATTATAGAGTTCCTGCTGTGAGGCAAGACCATACTGCTGACGTATCTGAAAGCGGTGTTCTTCTGCCTGCTGGTCAAGAAGGGTAAGAGCCTGCTGACGCTCTTGCTCATTGAGCAGGGTGTCATCCTCTATCTTCTTGCGACGTGCTGCATACTGGTCTTCGAATGTGTCAAGCCCATACTCCTGTCGTGCTTGGGCTTTTTGCTCCTCTGCTTTCTTCGCATAATCCACAATGATAGCAGCCTTAGCAGCTTCGTACGCTTCAGTAACCTCTTTCTCACGCTCTCCATTGTTTTTCGCACGCTGCAAGGAAGCCTTATAATATCCATCCAAGATTACTAATTTCGCATCGCATTCTTGCTGAAGGGTCTGCGGTTTAGATGGGGCTGCCTGTTGTATCTGATCCAAGGACTCATAATACTCTTTCTCTGCCTCGATATAAGCGGTGTTTGCAGCCTGCTGCTGATCAGCGACAGCCTTAGCTTGACCTTCCTGTAAGGTCTTCTTTTTCGCAGCATCCTTGAACACCATATTCTCAGAGCGTTTCAGATAAGTTTTCTCAATATCAAGAAGTTTGTTCTGATGCTGAATATTGAGAGCAGCCACGTATGCACTGTACTGCTCCTGTGTGAGGGTCTTCTTAGCAAGAGCTTCCTTCAATGCATTCAGACTCTTATCGTAGCTCCGCTTCTCTGCATCGAGGTCTTGCGCACGATCGTGTGTAAAATCTTTTGTTGCCACATCGTCAGGGTCAGAGCTCTTCTTGGTTTTTTCCTTTTTTGTTTTCTTTTTAGGGTCTTTTATTCCATTTTCAATAGTCCTCTTTCCGCCTCTGTCAGAACTGCTTTTATTTGCAGCGTGATTTTTCACCTCTGGTGTTACATCGACAGAAAGATGAGCTACCTTCTTATTGCTGGCGGTGTTCTTTATCGCATCAACGAAATTATCACGTACATTCGCAGCCATCTTCTTAGCATCATTACCAATTTCGACCCACGTGTCTTTGTAGGCATCCCAAAGTCCCTTGATACCTGTCGTAATCTTATCAACATCGAATGAGAATGCGCCTTCAATAATTTTTGCCCAAGCCTTTGCCATTCGACCCATACCTTTGAAACCATCAATTACGAGATTAACGCCAAACTTGAAGACCTCCCATGTACTCTTGAAGTTATTTTTGATATGTTCAATGCCAGCACGAAAAATCTTAGATTCATTATATAAATCAATAAAGTAGTTGATTATCTTAACCGTGTAATCGATAATCTTAGACAAGGCTTTAACTCCGAATATCTTAGCCTTCATTGTAAGTTCATCAAACCCATTTTCTCCAAGACCGAAGAACTTAGACATTTTCTCGTTAAGCTCAGCTTGCGCCTCAATTTCTTCACGTTGCAACTCTCCGTGTTCGCCTGTTACTTTCTTCAATTCCTCCATATTGGTAGACATGTCAGCTAAGGTCTTCACGAGTTTCATACCTTCGTTGCTTGCTGTCTTTCCAAAAACAGACTTCATTACTTCACCCACCTGCATAGAATTTTCAGGCAACTCCTTTATCTTACCTGAAATCATCTTAATAGCTTCTAAGATACTGGTCTTTCCTGATATAAGGTCAGCTTCGAGCTGCTTGCTTGAAATACCGATAGCATTCAGTGCTTTCTGTGTAGATGAAGACATAGTACGAATACGGTTTGTTGCCGTCTGTATCAACCCCATACCTGCCTCATTGAAGATACCTGAACGTGTCTGTGTGATACTGGCAACAAGGTCATTCACCGCCCCTCCAGCATCGCTGAAGGCTGGTGCATACTGTTGGATTTGGCTTAAGAAAGTACCATTGACATCAGCACCAGCCTGAATACCATCCTTGATATTATTGATTGCTTCCTGGGCGGTGATTCCGTACTGGTCCATCAGAGTGTCCACTGATCCCAATACCTCCTTGTAGTCTTTGCCTGTTTCAGAAGCTATGGCTGAAATTTGACTACGAACACTTGTTAATTCGTCGCCCGAAATTTCAAAGAACTCACGAGTCAGACGCTGCGCCTCTTCAATTTCTACATTGTAATTATACCACCACTTTGCTCCTTCTATCACAGCAGAGATAGAAGCAACAGCAGCAGTAGCCACACCAACGAGTTTCGTCCATCCACCAGAGATAGAGGAGAACATTCCTTCAAATTTACCCATGATTCCAGACGACTGCTTTCCCATAGACTCTGTCAGTCCTGAGGCATCACGACGTAATTCTGACATACGTCCATTTACGCTGCGGAGCTGTGAAGCTAAGTGCTCATACTCTTTCGGATTCGCTGCCTTAGAAGTATTGTTAAGTGCTGTCTGAAGGTCTCGAGCTTGCTTCTTAAGCTGAGACATAGTCATCACATTAATATCCATAGCAGAACGAAGACTACGAAGCTTTGTCTCATTAGCCTTTATCTGTGTATTATAGTTCTTTATCTCTGCCTGCAAACGTTTATATTCAGCAGACTCTTTTTTGCCTGCTGCTTCGAGCTCGAGCATTTTATTCTGTCGAGCCTTCATTTCTTTCCTGAGGTCTGCCGTAGCACGTTCAAGCTGTCGTAACTCCTGCTGTGCCTTGTCTGTTTTAGCATCGATAACCAAGGCAACGTGGTCTTCTTTGATTTTGCTCATATCTATTTAATCTCGTTGGGTAATTTATTCTGTGATAAGGCTTCTTCCATCTGCTTTCGCCAAGCAGCACGGACTTCATTTGTAAATCCTGCTTGAATATCAGGGAATGTTTCATTGTACAAAACACCCCATACAACTCTATTATAGACAGCATATTTAGCACGCTGCTTCTTGGCTCGCCTGCTGTTTAAGCCTGTATAATTTAAGCGATATTGCATATCGAGAAATCGTAGATATGACAGGATACCGATATAAACAGTAAAATTCCCATTCGATTCTTGAAGGGAAAAAGCACGTCGAGACAAGAACTGTCGAAGAGTTCCAGTGCGCTCCTTGAAGTAACGATTAGCTACTTCATCCTGCGTCTTGTAGATTATTCCTATATCGCGACGAAGAATCTCAGAGACAAACTCATCCTTGATAAATTGTTCTGTTATCATACGGCAAAGATAATAAGAGAAAGGTAAAGGATAAAGGACAAAAAATCCCCGAAGCGTGGAGGCCTCGGGGGGGGGGAAGATATCAGAGCAACTCTTGTTCTATAGCCCTAAACAATTCAAGGACAACTTGCGGAACCATAGAGTTGCCGAGGGCTTTTATTGACTCCTGTCGCCATCTTGTGAAAGGAATGGTAAGACGAGATATATCAAAGGGTAGCCCATCATTTCCTCTACAAATAGGGGAGACAGTTGGGAAGTCCCTCCACCAATCTTGTGGGCAATCTGCTCCGCCAAGTTGCTCTGCGCCGCGTTCTTCTTGCGATGCGCCTTGAGGTTGTCCATCGTCATCATGGCACGCATCCCGTCGCTCGCACTTGGGGTCAGCAGCCAGTCGCATTTGCGGAACATCTCGGGCAATCCTTTCTGCTTGGAGTTCACGCCCCTCTTCTTGAAGTCCTGGGCGCAGGGTGTTGGCAGGAGTTGAACCGTCCTTGCAAGACCGAGGCTGAAATTCGTTGTCGGGGTTACCTTGCGCAGAGTCCCTGAGGGTGTCTGTACTATTCTGTCGTTCTTGCCGAGGACTGCCCCCATCGTCGCATCTGCGGCACTCGGTGTCGGCAGAATCCCGTTGATGGCCATCGCCGTCAGCCCTGACCCCATCTGACTGTCGGGGTTGTATGTCGTAGCCCATTTCGTTGCCTCGGCTGCATTCGGGGTCGGCAGTAGGTGTGGGAACATCCCTTCTTGCGACGAACCACACTCTGTCTCGCTGGTGGGGCGCACCGACGGCACAAGCCGGAATAACAAACGGCTGGACGGCGTATCCTTCACGCTCAAGGTCTGAGCAGACTGTTTCAACGACAAACTCCTGTTCTTTTTTGTAAATGTCGTCGTTCTCGTCGAAGAGAGAGGTTGTGCTTCCCACCTTAACCTCTTCGCCGGGCTGTACCATCGAGAGGATACCAGCAACGTTCTCACCAATGACGAAAGTGGGCTGTATCTGCCTGATGACTCGTAACATCTCTGGCCAGAGGTAGCGGTCATCGTCCGCTCCAAGTCGCTGCCCTGCTGAGCTGAAAGGCTGGCAATGGAAGCCTCCCGTGAGAATGTCGATTTGTCCTTGCCACTTTGAGAAGTCTGTTGTCTTGATGTTTTCATAATTGATGGAGTTTGGAAACCAGTAGTTGAGGATTGTGTTACAGAACTCGTTGATCTCGCAGTGAAAAACATTTTGCCACCCGAGCCATAAGGCTGCGAGTTCGGGTGCGCCAATACCGCTGAAGAGCGAGGCGTGTCTGATAATTTTTCTCATTCATTTTACCTGTTTGTTTGTCAATGGCAAATTTATGTACTTCTTTTTTGGTTGTAAAGGACACCTCGTCTCACGACGAAATGCCCTGACAAACAAACATCCAAATGAATGGATGCTTTGACAAAAAAGAAAATTATCGCTCACGGAACATCCACTTAAACTCTAAGCCGTGCGCCCCGGGGCGGTTGCAGAAGTTGAACCCTGCGTCGATAAGTGCGGAGAACACCTGCTCGGGGCTGAAGCAGGGCGGTAGGTAGTGGAGAGAGCTGCCACATAGATGCTGATGTCGGTGATGGGCTGCTCAGGGGTTTCTTTCTTATTACTCATTGTCTGAAGGGTTAAGGGTTTGACGATAATCGGCTTCGCCTGAAGGGTCTACCGAGGTGAGGAACGTGCCGAAGTCCTTACGCAGTGAGCGCAGGGTATCGAGGAAGGTGAGGGCTGTCTCGGGCTTGATGTTGCGGGCATCGCGCCACTGGTCGATAAGGAAGTCTTCAATGGCCTGAAGACGCTCGGTGCGCTCGTAGATATAACCAGGGTCGAGCATTGCTTCGAGGGTTGCTGTGGCTTCCTCGCCCAAATGAATGAGAGTAGTTTTCATTGTGCGCCTCCTTTTTTATCTGTTTTGTTGATGCGATAGACCATCCAACCTGCGCAGAGGGCGGAGGTGATGGCGACGAGTGGACGCTGCTCGACGGCGATAGCTGCGAGCATGAGGCACAAAGTTACGGCATTGACACGAAGAACCAAACGACGGGTTACGGGGAACTCGGCGATACGGCTGTAGAACTCGCTCTTCTGGTCGAGCCAACGATTAAGGGATTTGATTTTGCGCTGCACGGTAGCACGCACGTTGATAGCTGGGCGAGCTTGCGCCTGAGCTTCAAAATTAATTGTCTGTTGCATATTGCACTTTGTTTGACTATTGCCTGAATCCGTCAGGTGCGGATACAGAAAAAGCGGATGCTCTTCCTGTCGTCAAACAAAGTGTCTTACACCCGAGGGCTAAAATCACATGGAAGGCATCCGCCATATCTTGATTGCAGCGAGGCTGCAACATGGGCCATAAAAATAAGCCCATCGAAATTTTAATAAGTTCGGGGCTTGAAGTTCACCTCGCCCTTCGTTCGTGTATTGCTACACTTTGTTTGACAGTTGCAAAGATAGTTAGAAGTTTTGTAACTGCCAAAGATTTAATGAAAAAATTACTCCAAGATGACAAAATCGTCTTCGTTTGGCTTTTCGTATGGAATATTGTATTCATCAAAGGTCTTGAGTAATTGAAATTCATTGAACACTTCTATTGGAAATCCCTGTCCTTGAAGATCTTTAATTTTTTCCTTCTTCTTAGGTCCTGCTGCGTTGCCCATTATAACTATATTAGTGTGTTTGCTAATTGCAGTATTAATATCTGCACCATATAGTCTTAAGAGCTTACCGAGAACATCACGCTTTGGAAAAGCATTAAACTGTCCTGTGATAACAATTTTCTTACCACAGAAAGGAGTATTAGGATTATCAACTTCATCTACACTAAGTGGTTTCAATGTATCAGAAGCTATGTGCCTCTTTTCCAACTCTGCAATAGATGGTGTTCTGACTCTCTTCATTGACATTTTTATTTCAACGCTTTGCCGTTCACGGATGCAAAAGTTAATAAAAGTGTTAATGTTTTCTTTACTTGAAAGATACCCTATAAGGTCTTCGTCAATAATAAGATTGTTAATTTCCATAAGCGTATATTTGATTACCCAACAAAGGTATAAAAATAAATTAACGTGGCGCAATAATTCTTGCGCCACGCAACAAAAAAGCCCCCGATGCTTCACGCACCAGAGGCTTTGGCTCTTTTATTATGAAATACGTCGCCCCTTAGAACGAGGCGGTTTGTAATTCCGTTCTTATTTGTGAGATGCAAGAGGAGAGTTTCTTATAGGTGGTTTCTCCTGCTGTCTTCACCCCACTGGTGTACTGGCGCATGAGCGAGGGATTGATACCAGCACGTTTGGCTATCTCGGTAACGTTGAGAAAGTTGAAATAATTGAAGAATGAACGAAGATCATATTTATACTCGAAAGTAAGCCCTGTGTAGCGTTCGTCTTCAGGATAAGCCTGACGGCATTCCTCAACGGCTTTCAGAAAGTCGGCCTTAGCCTCACTGGCGGTTGCTCCGTCGCCATCAATGAGGGCGTATTCGCCAATGGGTTGTTCACTGTAGCATGAATAAGTACCATCGTCGCCAAACTCGATTGTTACCAAAATTTTGTGTGCCATATTCTATTGTTTATGATATACTTGAAAGAAAAGAGCCCTCCCTTATTACTTCTGCAAACCAACTCTTAAAAAAGGGGCGGTACGCCCGGACGATTAACGTCCGAGCAATACCTTGTAGATTTTCTTTAACAACCCCGTTTTGACTTCATGGCTGCCATGCCTTGGAATCCTGATTTTCGCCCCTGTTGCAGGGTTTGTCCATTCATCGTGCTCGGCACCATGTTGAGTGAGTAAGCATCCTGCTTTCCTCAACTCCTTGTAAAGTTGATTGTACTTCATAATTTAAAAGAGCTCTTTTTGTCTTAATGACAATGCAAAGGTAGCAATTTCGCTACAAACCTCCAAATATTTTGGTAACTTTTTTGCTACCAAGTAAGATTTTTAACATTTGAAGCAAAAAAGCCGTAGCAGTTTGGGGGCTGCTACGACTACAAAGAACGAGCGTGGGTGGTTATTCCGCTACGGCAAAGCCGTGGGTAATGAGGTCGGCAAGGAAGGCTTCGGGGCTGGCTGTGGAAACAAGGTAGCCCTCAAGTTCCTGAAGACGGTGGGCAAAGCGCACCATATATTCGTCGTCCGTGCCTTGGCTGTCGAAACGGCTGCCTGTGCGGAGCTGGTGTAGGAAGTCGGCTGGAGAGGTGGCGACGATGCGGTCGCCACCTCTTAGCGTGTAGGTTGTTGTCATGCTGCTAATTTTTTTGTTCTCAATCTGAAGTATAGTTTTTCGCTTTCGGTGAGGAAAGGAATGTTCTGAAGGGCTGTGCCTGTGGCTACCTTATCCTGCTTTGCAAAGGTAATCATTTTTGCGAGGAAATGAATCCAAGCCGACATCTTTGTGAAGTTTGTCGAGCCCCCGTGCTGGCGGAACTCTACCGTGCGGTGGCGTGCGTAGGCTTCGAGGTTTACCTTGTGGTAGCGGTTGTGGTCGAACGCTGCCCGAAGGTCGCTGATGGTAGAAGCTCGGTTGATGGTTGCCTCGGTGATTGTGGTAAGCCCCTTGCAGTAATAGTTGTTGCGACGGCTGCGTGGCATAAAGTGGTCGATAACTCCCTCAAGGCGTTTGTAGGTGAGGATAAGGTTCTTCCAAGTCTGAAGGTCGAACTCGGCAGCGTCCATGTGAACGTGAAGTCCGCAGGAGTCGTTTACCTTTACGTCGCAGAGGTCGAGCACCCAGCATACCTTTTCGAGTTCCTCAAGTCCCTGCTCACCGTGGAGGATGGGGCTTACCAGCTCGAAGGTGTTATTGCCGTTAAGGCTGCTGTCGGTAACCAGTTTCCAATGGTCAGCGTGGTCGGTGTGGTTGTAGCCCTCTACCTGTACCCTGATGCCAGCAGCGGTAAGCTCGCGTGCAAGGCGTTCACGTGTGCAGTTGTAAGCCTCTATCTCAACGCCGAAGTTGCGGTTGAAGGTGTAGTCGAGCTGGGGAAGAACCGTGGCTGCTGCCTGTGCTGCGTTGGTGGTCAAGCCCTGTATCATACGCTTGTAAACGTTCTGCACGAAGCCGTAGTTGCCACCTGCTGCGAGGTCGGCTACCTGTCGGCGTGTAAGCCCGAGGGCAAGAAGTTTCTGAATCTTTGAGGTCTTTGTTCCGTTCTCGTTGAGAATGTTCTGAATTTGCTCGTTCATAATCTTTGTTTTTTGAATGTTCCTTGTTTCTAATTGTACTGCTAAGGTAACACTATAAAGAGGAACGTGCAAGTACTATCTTGTTTATAATCAGTGTTTTAGCAGTAATTATCTAAGGATAAAAAGTGATACAAAAAGGGGCTTGCGCATCGCTGCGAAAGCCCCGTCATCCTAAACAATCTTCTAACCTAAAAACTAAACCTTATGAAAACATTTATTTGATTAACTGAAAATATCGTGCATAAGTGAGCCGTGTGTGTGGATTACGGCTAATGATGTCCATTCGCACCTGCTTACAGCCGAAGCGGAAGAAGAGGAAACGCTTGGGAATGCGGTGGACTATGATGTCGAGGGTATCGGTGGAAGCTATCGACCCTCGGAATATACTGTCGGACACGCAGCCAGATAACGACATCCAAGAATCGTGCCAAGAGAAGCATACCAGGCTATCGGGACGATGCAAACTGTCGGTAGATACTGTGGCGGTGGCGGTGGTGTGCCAAACTGGTGCGGTAATGTCGGCTGCGGTGGTAGTGGCAGCGGTGGCAGCCTCGGAGATACGTGAAGGCTTGATGCCTACCTGACGGGCAACCTTTGCCAAGGTGTCTCCGCTTTCCTTGAACTCCGACGGACGGAGGGTGAGGGCAGGAGTAGAGGCATGGCTGTTGCCTGTACCTGTTTCGCTGATTTCTACCACGCCGTTGTGGAGCAGAATACTTTGGTTCTGCTTGATGCGGTCGCGGTCGGCTGCCGTGTCGAGATAGAGACAAATGAAGAACACCAGGGCAGCGATGAGTACCAGGAACGCACCGCAAATAGCATAGATAATCGCAATTCTCTTTTCCATAGTCTATTGACACATTTTACGAACAGAGACTATAAGCGAGAGCATCTGACGAAGGTAGTCGGGAGAGGTGGCATACTTGCTGCCACGATTATCGCAGATGCGACGGGCGAACTCCTCGGCATCGTGGCGGTATGGCCACGCATCGGCAAAGCCCGGCTTCTGAAGCAGTCGTGAGTGTTCGGCAAGGCAGTCGGCAAGAGTGTCGAAATCCTTAAAGAGACGGTAGACGGTGTAATACCAGCGGTTTCCACTTTTGCACTTGCATACTGACACGACACGCTCGGGAGCGATGAAGGTGCGGTTGGGGGTGTTGAAGTACTCGTGTGTCTTGATCAGAACGGTCTTGCCCGTCCATCGGCTGCCCTTAGTGATGCCGAAGAGGTTATACTTGCCTACACGGGCTTTGCCCCAGCCACTCTCAAGAATAGCCTGGGCGGTAACGAACTCGGGGGCGATGTCGGTGGCTTTCTGAGCTGCCACATAGATGTTGCGTGCGAACTCACGCTGTGCTGCTGTAGTCATAATCAGTCTTTTTTGATGTATTCGCCCTTATCGTTGAAGTCTTTCAGACGGCGGACGAATGAGGTTGGAAATATGGGATAGATGGCTTGGATATTCTCTACGCAAGAGAAACACTCGCGCACCATCATAAACACGCAAAGATAGGTTCCTATCCACTGGGTAGCACCGACCACGCTGCCATTCACCTTGAAATTGGCAAGTACGTTGGAGAGGATGAGTAGAAGAATGTAGATGGCAATCTTCTTGCTGAACTTACCGAAGAAAGCCTCGCTGGAGGCGTCTTTGTGGAGAAAGTGCTTCCACACGCTGAGAATAGTGTCGATGATGATGGCGACGCCTATCCACTTGGCAAACTCCCAGTCCTGATAGAGATACTGCGAGAAGTCGGCCACTATGGTGAGTGGCAGAGAGACGATAGATATCATTGGTAGTTTTGTCATTGTTATCCGGCTTTAATTGTGATACAAAATTACGTTACTGCATCCGCTTGGCAAAGGACCGACTGAGGTGGTGGGTGCCGAGCGCATCGGGGCTGATGCAGGAGAGCATAAGCGTCCATCCGACGGAGGAGAGTTCCGTGGCGACAAAGGGAATTATCTCCGCCTTATCGAGTTCGCCACGTGAGAACCACTCGATATTGCCCTGCTCCGCATCGGCAAGCATCCAGGCGTGAACCCTTGAGAGCAGACGAAGTGTAGCGTCGGAGGCAAGCATATATTCGGCAGCGTCGGCACGGTTGGTCATCTTGTTGGCTACGGTGATGGCTATGCGCTGGGTAATCTGATAGGAGTTGCGACCGTCGGCAAGCATATTCAGTTCGCCGTAATCAACGAAGAGGAACGAACCTGCCAGTTTATCGATGCGCTGCTTCAGTTCGTCAAACGACTGACCGTAGACATAGTTGGCAATCTCGGGGATGCGCGACATATCGGGAAGATTGTCGAGAGCTTCAGTAAGCTCGTTATACCCAGGGAAGTCGCTCGACCCATTAGTGAGTATGGCACGGATACCCTCCTTGGAGGGGTACTGTGCGAAATAGAGAAACTGGTCTTTAATCATAATATCTTGTCGATTACGGAAATGGGCAAGCCCACCTCCTCACTGATTTTCAACTTATCCCACCCAAAGCCCTTCATATCGTGGACGGCATCGATGGTCTTCTTGCGCAGCACCTTCAGATAGGTAAGCACGTTCATCTGCTCTATCTGACGAGCATCGCCAAGCCCCTCTTTGGAGAGGTCGTAGAGCGCATCGGAGGCATCGGTAGTGATGGGATGTTTGGGCTTTTTGACGAACTTCGACAAAAGAGAGAATGAAGTCTTACTAAAGAGATAGTTGTTAAACGCCTGAAAATTAAACGATATAGCCGTAAGTAATTCAAGTGGAAGTTTAGCAAACTCCTTAGCCATTTCGTGGGCAAGCTCGGAATGGTACTCCTTTTCGGGATAGTAGAGAATGGCAGCGAGGAGCGGAAGCGACTCGTCGCCCTGCTCGATGAGTTCCTGTGCCTCGACATACTGAAGGGCTGTGAGCGAGCAGGTGAGCATTCCGTAGCCTGTCTCAATCTTGTAGCCTTGATAACGATGCTCGCCAATTCGGACGGCAGGGATGAGCTGCGCACAGAAGCACAGGTCCACCACATACTGATAGTCGAGTCGGCGCAGTACATGAGCAAGGGGAATATGCAGACGGTAGGGATCGATGCGACGGCATAACTCGTAAGTTTCGTCATCCACACCATCCAGCACAGCGTTGTTGTCGGGATAGTTGATTTGGAACATAAACGTGAGTTGCTCGGAGATTGCAACGAGATTGGCTATCTGTTCCTCGGAGCGAAACTTATGCTTATCCCAACCCATAATGTCGCACAGCCAGTTGATGCGCACCTCTCCAGCAGAGAGTTTACCAGCAGCCATACGAAGCAAGTCGGCCACAAGGTGAACGTACTGGCGGTCGGTCATACCGTCCCAACAGTTCGGGATGCGGTGTATTTCCCCTTTGTAGACGAGTTCTATATCCTTTGTCATGGCAGCATAATGATTTTGTCATCAGGGCGGTTATACGCAGAATTAGAGCAGAAGTCCACAGACGCGTCCGTTGCGAGCAAGGTATCGGCATTGGCGATAAGTTCCTCGGCTTCGAGGTCAAGACGGTCGGCGAGGTCGAGGGCAGCATCGTGTTCGTCCTTGCCTGAGCGAGAGGCGTGGCTGTCGTCAAAGAGGTTGCGGATGGTTGGAGGGAACTCTAAGATGTCGAACCGACGGAGCGACTTGGCAACGGTCTTTTTAACCAGTGCAAGGGTCAATATCGGCTCTATTCGCTCACGGTTTTCGTCTGTGAGGCGGTCGT